AAGAAAATGTAAAATATATGGGTGGTAAAGAAACAAGCAAGTTGTTAAATATCCACCAAAGAACCTTATACCAATGGGAGAAAAAGGGATTAATAGAAACAATTAGAACACCAGGAAATAAAAGATTATACAATGTAGACAAATTTCTGAAGGAAAAAGAATGTAAGGATAATATCAAATGTATTGAAGATATTGATGAATTAGATAAAAAAGAAGGAAAATTAAATATAAGTTATGTAAGAGTATCTTCGATTGGGCAAAAGGATGACTTAGAAAGACAGAAGAAAATGATAAACAAATTATATCCGAATCATGTAATGATAGAAGATATAGGATCGGGAATAAGTTTAACAAAAAGGGGAATTAAAAAAATAATAAAATTAGCAATCGCAGGAAAAATAAATGAAGTAGTTGTAGCACATAAAGACAGACTTGCAAGATTCGATTATGATCTTATAGAAGATATAATAAAAGAATATTCAAATGGGAAAATAATAATAGTAAATAAATCAGAAGAAATGGAACCAGAAGAGGAATTAGTAAAAGATGTACTACAAATAATGAACGTGTTTGTAGCGAAAATGGATGGATTAAGAAAATATAAGAGAAAAGAAAAAACAGTATAAAATACTATGAAAGTATCAAGAAATATCAAGTTTACTGCAACTAGTTGCAACCCCTCTTCCAGAAACAATATTTTTCCCATCTTTGAGGTTTTTTTTCATTTCATCAGACGCATGTATTCCAGCGAATTCTTTTAGTTTCCCCATCGAACCATCATCATTGAAAGTTATAACATGTACGAATATTGGATTTGAATCAATTATGGGTGCTGTATACCAATGTATTTGATTTTCCGAATCAACTACAATCGCTAAAACTACTTCACCCAATGAAAAATCTACATCTTTATCACTTTCTTCTGAAAAAGCTATATATTGAAATGTTTTCACGCTATGTCCAACCAGAGGAACAAATTCACCATTGAGACAACTTTCAACCAGTTCTCTTTTACTTAATGATTGAAGTTTTTCTTTGATAGTTTCATCTACAAATTTATTATTTTGTGAATCTTGTGATTTTTTTGGTTCTTGTATATTACCTTTTAAAGCATACATGATTTATAAATTTATTGATGTCAATAGTTTGCTATTATAGTGCGATTATCTTTTAATTATTTCAATTTTTTACATTAAAAATTGAAATATTTTCCAATATTATTTATTACTAATATTAGATAAGCACTAAATACAAATAAATATATTTTATGCAATTCATTGAATTAAAAGGTAATATTTGTTTAGTTGGTAAATTTATTAATGAAATTGCATTACATGATATTAATACAGTACCAGAATTTTATCAACAAAAGCAACGTGAAAGAGATAATAATTTGTTTCATATAACATTTTTATTATCATCACAAATAGATAAATCTAATATCATAAATATTTTGAATGAATTAAATACTAATAAACAATTAACAGACACAACAAATATTTTACATATGGGATTAGGAAATATTTCGTCATTGTGTTATTATCAAATAATATACTTCCCGCTGGGAAATAATTGGCTCGTTGAAAAAGGATTTTCAAAAAAGGATTTTCATATTACTGTCGGATTCAAAGATAACGATATACACGATAAATCGAAAGGTATCCAAACTATTATAGAACACACTATCAAAAAACAAAATATATTAAATTTTATTAAAAAAATTAATTCGATTGATGATATTAATATATTTTTAGGAATGGTGAATAATGATATCGAATTATTGTCCCACAAGACAGAATTATTATTTAATGAAAAGAAATATGATGAGACTATTCAAGAAATAAATATCATTCTAAATATTGATCCAAATAATTTGAAATGTCATATACGTTTATTGCAATGTTATAAAAAAATGGAATTAAACGAAGATATTTTACTATGTGTGAATGATATATTAAACAATAAAAATTACAAATTAACATCTGAACAAATTAACTTCTTGCATACAGAAAAAATTAAAGTAATCATTAAAATCACTGCCATGATGGGACCAGAAAATAAAACAGAATTAAAAATTCCTAACGGAAAAATAAAATTGCCCAATTACACAAGTTGGATTATTCCTGGATATTTGGGCGGTTGTGGATTACCTAAGTATCCAGATCAAATAAAATTATTTGAGTTGTATAATATTTCTTTAGTTATTACACTCAGAGAAGAAGAATTAAATAAAAATTTATTTAAGGACACGTCTGTTAAAAATAGACATTTTCTTGTCAATGATCATCAAGCACCAACATTAAAACAAATTATAGAAATAGTTACTTTAATAGAAGAAAATTTAAGTGCAGGAAGAGGCGTTATGATACATTGTTTGGGTGGTAAGGGTCGTACTGGTACACTATTAGCATGTTATATAGCTAAAAATGGTTTATCAAGATTTCCGGTACCTAATGGACCTAGCATGTATCCAGCTGAAACAATAAAACTATTAAGATCCTTGAGACCAATAAGCATTGAAACAAGTGTTCAAGAAAATAGTTTGAAGGAATACATAACACACTTGTCAAATATTTCGATGACGCAAACAGAAACTATAAAATCTAATTCTAAGGGTGAATTGATAATGTTAATAGGTTTACCAGGATCTGGTAAATCAACATTTTCTGAGTCTCTGAAAGATAAATATTATATTATATCACAAGATGAAATTGGTTCCAGAAGTAAATGTGAGGAATTGATGGGTAAAATGATAAAACAAAATTCTATTATTCTAGACAGATGCAATGTTGAAGCAGATGATAGACATATTTGGTTTAAACTTGCATTTGAACCTAAATCATGTATTGCAATATTTTTCGATATAGATCCGACCATTTGTAAAAAACGTGTAACTAACCGTGTTAATCATAAAACAATAGAATACGGTTCAAAGTCTGCTGGAAATATAATTGATGGATTTTATAAAAAATTACAACCGCCAAGTAATAATGAAAAATTTTTTAGCGAAATACATACCGTGCGATCTTCAATAGAAGCATATAATTTACTTAAAAATCGTTTCCAGGTGACAATCAGCGATATAAATACAGGAAATGATGTTGTTGAAGATATAATTAAATTTCCACGTACGCAACACTTAATTAATTTGGGGTCAATGACATCTGACGACATTCTAATTAATGATAAAATTAAACAATACTTTGTAAATACGTATGTAACTGTCCAGGAAAAAATAGATGGTTCAAATATGGGTATTTCTTACGATCCTGAAATATGTCAATTTGTTGTACAGAACAGATCCAAAGTAATAACATCCGGATATCATGCTCAATATTCCCGTTTAGATAATTATTTGAATGATCATTATAACGACTTATATAATCTATTGAATGATGGAAAATATATATTATACGGCGAATGGATGCAATCGACCCATACCATTTATTACGATCGAGTACCTGATTATTTTGTTGCATATGATTTATTCGATAAACAAATGAATCAATTCAAATCATTCAGTGAATTCAGGGCAATATTAAAAAATACTGATATACAAATCATTCCTGTAATATATGAGGGAATTACTAATAAAATTGATGACTATAAAAAATTTCTAAATAATAAATCATCATTTTCTTCGACTGAAAAAATAGAAGGAATTTATGTGAGAATAGACAGCGATGTATCAAATATTTATCGTGCAAAAATAGTTAAAGAGGAATTTAAACAAAATTTGCACGAACGTGATGACACCGTTTGGAATGGATCACAATTAAATAAAATAATTAAATAATTAAATAATTAAATAATTTAATATGTTTGTTTATTAATACCTATTTGGCATAGGTACTTGACCATCTCTGATTTGCCGTCCCAATGCATCGATATGGTTCTTTATTGCGACATTGTAAGATGTATCATCTAAATGTTGAACCCATTCATCGTTCCTCGCGTTGGGATCTATGTAATCATTAATATGCCGAAGAAAATCACTTCCAGAAATGGCGCCTTGCCGTGAAGTAGTGCCATAAAGACATTTGGTAATAAATGTCTTTGTTTTTTCCAAATCATATTGTGCATTTACAAGACGTCTGCATGGATGTTCGTCATACTTGTACTCAACACATTGATTTTGGTTGAGGCAACGATTAAGAAGGTCGAGGTCTGCGGACGTTACTTTGGGATTATTCTCGTTTACTTGAAGTCCTGAAAAACCAGAACGCAACTTATTAATCAATTCGGCCATCGTTCCTTTTGCCTACTTTAGTCCTTTAATAAATTTACTTATTGTCAAATTTCTAAGGGTATTATAAATGCTTTTTAATTCAATTTTTAAATGGTAAATATGTAATAAATTAAGTTATGTATAATATATTATATACTATATAACACATCAATGTTCGAATATATTTGTTTAGTTTGTTGTCTATGTATAATGTTAATAATAGTATTATTTTTTACAAGTGGAAGTAGTTGTATACGCGATGACACAAAATATCCAGAATTGCATCTTTTTAGAAAATTTAATAAGATAATTGTCAAAGAATTAGATAATGCAATTAAAACTCGTAGATGGACGAATATATTTACTGTCGATACATTAGTGAAAACTCAATTTTCTATTGATCCACTTAATTCTCAACAAATAATACAAATAATAGAAAATACGTACGAACCTTTGACTACAAATTTGTATTCTCTTAAATTATTTGTTTTGATTTATTTTAATATTGTTATTGAAGATAATGTTAGAGTGTGCCCGAATATTACAGCGCTATTAAATGGTGTCCCCAATGTAATGAATGCATATATTCAATCCGTTACACCTCATACAGTCACTGACAAAAGATCTGGAGCTATCAAAGATAATACAATTAGATGCATGATTCCGTTGACACCATATGACGGCAGAGAAGGAATATCAATAAACGATGAAGTATATAATTATAGTGATTTATTAGCTACGCGTGATTACATAGTGTTTAATACTAAATGTTTTTATCAATTGTGGAATTTAACAGATGTTAACAAATATGTTTTGGTTCTTGACATATTAGATCTTTGAATTTAATAAATTAATTAAATAAATTAAAATAAATTAATAAAGTCTTTGAAACAATCTACCAAAAAATCCGACGGTTCCTTTGTGGATAACTTCAATACTTTTAACTCCTTCGCGTTCGAGAATTAAACTTCCTCTCATATTGTATCCTCCTACATGGATAATTGTGTTGTTATTGTTGGTCATAAATTCTTTGATATTTTTAGTAAGTTCGTATAGGGAACCAGCTGTGAATGTATCGGTTGTAACAGTATTTCCGTCGTTGTAATTAATTTTCAGGCAATATTTATATTCAGCCATTATTTTGATTGTATTTTAAAATTTGGTTCATTGTTAAAATTTAATTGATATTCACAATAAATGTAATTATCAATTTTTGATGATGCTGATATTGAATTATTGAGAATAAAACTATTTATGTAATATTATTTTTAATAAAATCAATTAACTCATCCAATTTTTTGTTTATTTTTTCATTATATTTTATTCTCAATAATTTAATATTATTATCTTGAACAAATTTATTTTTAATTGTGTCATTTCTCTGTCTATATTCAAATGCATTAACTCCCCCGAAAGCTTCAATAGGACTAAAATGACCTATTCCATCATATTCTATTAAAATGTTAAAATCAGTCAAATAAAAATCAAATGGTAAACATATTTTATTTTTACATTCGTCGTACTTCTTTTGTCTTACAAAATTTATTTTATAATCGTCTAAATATTTTGCTATTTGTTGTTCACCTTTCGACTCATTACATTTGGGACATCCTTGTCCAGCCATGTGATTATGCGGATTTTGTAAAAAAATACCGTGATTTGTTTTTGTACAGTTTACAGATACTTTCGTATATGAATTTACATATATAGTATCAGTGTAATCATATTTATCACCATGCATTTTTTTTGCTAATTTTATAAAATCATCTGTCGTATATGTTTGTTTAATTCTAGAACATGTCATACATCCTTGACCGCCTCCTAAATGAGCACTAGGAAGTTGCGCAAATTGTCCATGATCTGTACAATTTATTAATACTTTAGTTTTTGAGTTAATATAATTAACGTCAGAATAATTATATTTATTTTTATGAATTTTATTAGCTAAGTTTATAAAATCTTCTTTTGTATATTTTAGTTTGGATTCGCTTGCATTTTTAACATGAACACGTGGTTTTCTCACAGTGGATATATATTTTAATTTGTTTATGGCACAATGACGACATCCTCCTCCTTCATAATGAGTGCTGGGTTCCTGCATAAAATTACCATGCTCTTTACATTTTATCGAAACTTTTGTATATGAATTAATATATTTAACATCAGAATAATCATATTTGTCACCGTGCTTATTTTTAGCTAATTCAATAAATTTATGTTGTGTGTATGCATTAGTTAAATCTGCACACTTCGGACACCCATGATTTTGTAGAAAATTACTTGGTTGACATTCAAATTCGTAAGCCTCATCGTGTTTATTACATACAATTATGACTTTCGTTTTATTATTTATATAATTGACTTTATCGTAATTATATTTATCTCCATGAATCTGTTTTGCTTGTACAATAAATTCATCTGTTGTATATTTTTCACTATCTTTAATACATTTATTGCATCCCGAACCATTAAGATGATTTCCAGGTGTCTGTTCAAAAATTCCATGAATTAGACATCTAATAGCAATTTTTGTTGTTGAATTTGTGTATTTTGTTTCCGAATAATCATATTTACTATCATGAACTTTATTTGCCCTGGAGAAAAATTGGTCTGAATTTGTTATAGTTCCATTTTCTTTTCTCTTTATTTTTCTGAGGATTGTATCACATTCTTTGCATCCAGTATATCCTTGAATGTGAGATCTTGGTAACTGTTCGTATTCACTCTTATGTGTGTCACAAATTATAGTGATCTTGGTATTATTATTCTTGTAATCAACTTTTGAATAATTGTATTTATTATTATAAATTTTATTTGCTACATCAATAAATGTTTTTGTTGTATATTTAATTTTACTTTTATTACCTAATAAATTTTCCATATATTTTTATTATAATAATATGTATAATCATATATTTAAATACTTGTATTTTTACGATTAGATATCATCTCTATATTTACATTTGAAATTATAAAATTATAACATTTATGTGTTATAACTTAAATAAATATTTGTTAGCAAATTATTCAATATATACACTAGGAGGAGGAGAATCGGAACCATGAGTGTCTCTGAATGACGCAAATGTTTCAAATCCATCCGACATATCTTGTAAATTTAATACCCTCGCATTTGAAGAATCAACTGTAATTCTTCTACAATGAGCAATTTTGCAATTTAAAAATAGTGTCTCAATATCACCACCGTAGTTTGGGAAACTATTTACCCGATTTTCAAAGAATTTTTCCAATTCAGTTTTATCATCTTCATATTCCCATCCTCCAGCTTCTAATTTTAATAAGAATATTTCTGATAATTCTTTTGCTGAATAACCTTCTATGTCGTATCTGAATGTGAAACGACGTTTGAGACCTTCGTTCATTGAGAAAAAACACTTTTCGACTTGTTCTTTGTATCCAGCTATAATACATAGGAAATCTCTTTTCTCTGATAAATTTTGGTTCAGTGTGTCTATAGCTTCCTTGCTAAACGAATCCGGCCGGTCACTCAGTCCGTTACCAAGCGAATACACTTCATCGATAAATAACACACCACCCATACATTTATCGATAAGTTCTTGTGTTTTAACAGCCGTTTGACCTAAATATTTTGCAATCATATCTGATCTTGTCGCCAGTTTAAAATGTCCTTTAGACAGGACACCCATTTCTTTATAGACTTTTGCCAAAATCTTACCTAATTGAGTTTTACCAACACCTGGAGGACCTGTTATAACTGTATGTAACATATCATCTTGGTTTTTGGCACATGGTAAATTATACGAACAATCAACACATTTATTACATTTAGTGTTTTTATTATATCCTCGCAAAAAGAACAAAATCTGATCAACTAAATGTCTTTTAACATCTTTTAGACCAATCATACAATCCAATTCTGTCAATGGAGTAACTAGATTACACATAATTCTTAAATTTAGACCATTGAATTCGGTATTTTTCTTGCAATGATATGTTTTTCCAATAGCAATCAAATCATTAATATCTTCAATTACTCTCAAATCTGATTTTTTAATTTCTTCTGGATTTTCTTCATAGGTTTTGTGATCACAAAGTGGATTGCTACAATCGAGTGGAGTTTTTTCTTTGGTCACTATATTAGAAGTTGAACTATTACTATTAGGACCATTTCCGGCAAGTAAACCCGGATTCGTCAACAATGTAAAAAGAAATCTAAGATCATCGTTTTCATCATTATCGCTACTATCACTATCTTTTTTTGGTTTTTTAGTAGGTGGTTCAGTTGGACAATTTTTATTTGGACTATTTTTGTTTGGATTATTAGGACCATTTTTGTTTGGATTATTAGGACCATTTTTGTTTGGATTAGTTGGATTGTTTTTGCTGTATATAGATTTCGGTTTCTTATTACCTGTCCATATAATCATACCGTTATCGATATCCATGTGTTTGTTTTCCATCGATGCATCTAATTCATCATAGTTAACAAATTCATCAGTCATATGCTTTCTTTTCCTCAAGTTAGTCGTATAATCAAGTTGCATATCTTTTTACCTCGTATGTTCCTATATATTGTTATATCTTTAAATCCTGACATGAAAGAAAATAGATATTACGCGAGCTATAATAATATGATGAATAAAATTGATTTGATAACATATAGTTAAAAAAGAACATTTAACCATATAATAATATATTTACATATTAATTATACAATGCCAAAAATTATTGTGAAAAAAAAGACACAAAAAAACACACGAAAAAGTACACCACAAACTATTAAACCCGAAATTCTCGAGCAAATCGATAGTAATCCACGAAAATACGCAGAAAATGTCACAATAAGTGAACTTGTACAAAATCTACAAATACTTTCGGACGTTTATTATAACACTGGCAACAGTTTAGTTGATGATGCTACATTTGATATGTTGCGTGAAGTATTAGAAGAAAGGGATCCAAAAAATAAATTCCTAAAAAATGTTGGTGCGCCAATAAAAGTGGAAAAAGAAAAAGTTAAATTGCCTTATCCCATGGGGAGTCTCAACAAAATAAAACCAGAAAAAGAAAATTTACAAGATTGGTTGGACAAATACAAAGGACCATATATTTTAAGTGACAAAATGGATGGCATTAGTGCTCAACTTTATAAGAAATCTGCCAATGAATATAAATTATATACTCGTGGTGATGGATTAGTTGGACAAGATATATCCAATTTAGTTCCATATATTATAACAAATGATTCGATTAAACTTGACGAAATACCAATCGACACAAGTATAAGAGGAGAAATAATAATGAGTAAAAAAAATTTCGAAACAATATCGGGTGAAATGAAAAATGCTAGAAATGCAGTCGGTGGTATTGTCAATTCAAAAACGGAGGATGCTACATTCAAAAAACTTGCTAAATTATGCGATTTTATAACTTATGAAATTATACATCCGCGTCTTTTATATCAGGAACAGTTTAAATTATTAGAAAAATATAATTTCAAGGTGGCGAAACATCGTGTTGAGAAAAATATTAGTTATGATATGCTCAGTGAATATTTAAAAGATAGAAGAAAAAATGGAGAATATGAAATTGACGGTATCGTTGTGGCCGATGGTAGTAAAATACATGAACATGTAGAAGGTTACCCTGATTTTGCTTTTGCTTTTAAAACTGTTTTGGATGATCAAATAGCTATAACGACTGTTGTACGTGTAATTTGGGATGCATCAATGGATGGATATTTGAAACCTAGGATTGAAATCGTTCCTGTTCAAATAACAGGTACAACAGTTACATACGCAACTGCATTTAATGCAAAATTCGTCGAAGAAAATAAATTGGGACCAGGTGCAAAAGTTAAACTTGTTAGAAGTGGTGATGTGATTCCTCATATTATGGAAGTAATTAAACCAGCAACTTCTGATAAACCCCAAATGCCTGATATACCATATGTTTGGACTCCAACTCATGTAGATATAATTGTTCAAGACCTTTATGGTGCACAAAATGACGTTATTACAGTCAAACGTTTAACATTCTTTTTTAAATCGATTGATGCAAAATATATCAGTGAAGGCATAATTACGAAGTTAGTCAATGCTGGATATAAATCTGTTAAAGATATATTATCAGCCGACAAAGATAAATTATCTGAGATAGATGGTATCGGTGATAAATTAGTAAATAAAATATTTGATAGTATTCACGAAGCACTTAAAAATGTTGGACTTGCACAATTTATGGCAGCTACTCATATATTCGGTAGGGGATTGGGTGAACGAAAAATTAAAGAAATATTAAAAACATATCCTAATATTATGAATGAAAAGTGGGATAATAAAACATTTTTGAATAATATATTGAAGATTAATGGGTTCAGTACAATTACAGCAACTAAATTTTGTGATAACTTTAAAGAATTTAAAGAATTTTTAAATGAACTGAACACTGTTGAAGGCGTTGATCTATCACATCTTACAAAAAAGGTAGAAATTAAACCGGAAGATGAAAATGAAGATGAAAATGAAATAGATCTTTCAGGTAAATCATTTGTATTCACAGGTTTTAGGGATAAAACACTTGAAGAAAAGATAGAAGAATTAGGTGGGAAAGTAAAAACATCTGTATCAAAAAATACCACAGCTGTTGTTAAACCAGATGATTCTGAAGAAAAATCATCAAAATTGGGTGATGCTGATACGTATAAAGTTAAAATATTAACAAAATCAGAATTTATTGATCAATATAATTTATAAAACAAAATATTATTTATGATGATGACTTGACAATATATTCACCAACTTTATTAACTAATTTATTGTGCATTTGTAATGAACCATAATGTGAACACGCTTTACATTTAATATACAATATAGTTTTTTTATTACTTAGATCAGTTTCTGGATTTCTACATGTTGGACACAATACAAAATATTCAATAAATTCGAATACTGCATTTTGTAATTCATTTTGTTCAATACTTTTAAGTTCAACTCTATTTTCATCAAGATCAACATTCATTGGTGTACTAAATTTTTTCTTAAAATAATCAACTAAAATAAGTGGATCTCTATCAAGCGCTTTACAAACCTCTTTTATGTTTGTTATCACTGATTTAGTTTTTTGTTTAGTAATTTGTATTGGTGGCATTCTATATCGATATGTCGGATCGGTATTTTCTGTTAATCCGCGTACATTAATTGATTTCGACATTTCTAATCATACTCATATATCTATTCAATGATATATTTTTATTTATTATTTTACTCATAAATCATTTTATATATCAATTTTTTATATTTTATTTATTTTTTTTCAAAATGTTAAGATGATATACCATTGAGCAAATTTTCTACAATAGTAGGCACGGCTTCAATATAGTAACCACCTTCTTGTGTGATAAGTAGCTTGCAAGTATTTTGTCTAACACATGAACCTATATATTTACCAATTTCTATATAATCATCCTCATGTAAACTACAAGGTTTAACAACTTCAGGATCCTTATAATGTGTATCTGCACCGAATGCAAGAACAATAGCAGTTGGTCCAAAATCATTAATTAAGTCAATTGCGTTTGTAAGCAATTTCATATAGTCTTCTTTTGAGCAATGAGGTTCCATTGTCAAATTATATATATCATCTTTTTTATTAGATTCAATATCTAAGTTTATTCCTCTATAATGTGGGTAATCATAGATTGGATTCATGTGTACACTGATAGATCTTATTCGTTTATTTTTATTATCACTATTATATTTTCTTACAATATCTTCGGTACCGTCACCAGCATGAAAATCTAAATCTAAGATACAAACACGATTATATCTAGTTAAAAAAGTCATCGTTCCAATCATTGCATTATTCACAAAACAATAACCACCATAAAATTTTTTACCCGCATGATGACCAGGACTAGATGCAACAACATATCCATAATTATAACCGAAACAATTTTCTGAATTCATTAATATTTTTGCCATTTCGTATGATGCAAATGCTGATTTAAAAATATTATCTTTGCTGTGTTCAAAAATAGGTGTTATATTATCTGTTGCATAAAATGCAATGTGTTTCCATAATGGTAATAATTCTTTTAATCTTTTTTCACCATCCTGGTTTTTAACGAATACTGCGCAAATTAATCCAATAATCTTATTGTTGTTATTATCATCTTCCGAACCAATCGTGTATGCAAAATCAGAATTAAATCCATCTTGTTCATAACTCCTATAAGAATTCATCAGGAAATTAATAAAATCATCATCATGAACATCTGTAACAATTTTCATGAATTCGTTATTCGTGATGTCTTGATTAGTGAATTCGGGACATGATACGAAACAATTATCATTTTGTGTAAGACGTTCAACAATCACTCTTTGTCGTTCCTCAGGTTTGTTTTTTGAAGATCTTTTAAACTGTGTGCTCAAAGGACAATGAACAACTACCTTCATTTTCATATATTAACTAAATAGGTGTAAGTTATTGTTTCATAAATAAATTAATAAATAAAGCGAATAAATAATTCAATATTTTATCACATAAAAAAAATTATACAACAAACAACTATAACAAAAAAACAAACTCCCTTGAAAAAGTACCAAACAAAAAAACTTGTTGGCAGTTGAGGGACACTTTCAATCACAACGACATCATTCAAACCCCAACATGGAACGGTATCTCCCTGATCGTATTCAAACTCGGTGATTTGTGTGTGTGGCTTGAAGATGCTGATAAATATTGTACTGTACTTATTTTCATCGATTTTTGTGGAAGAGGCCACAGTACATAATCTTTCTCTTGTTGTGAAAGCATTGTTTAATGAAATAGTCTTAAAAAAAGTTTCTGTATCAGTCACAATCGAAAATCCAAAATAAAAAAGTACGATTACGAGCACTATATTGCGTAAAGAAGGTTTAACAATCATCGTTTTTGAAGCAAATAGAATTACGAATTTAAATTCTGGAATTTATCCTAATTATGACATATAAACAAACGGTTTCCATTAGATTCAACAATTAGATATATTTATCAATTTTTTATTATAATATATTTTAAATTGACTCTGAAAATATATTCAAAATAAACTACAATCAATTTTTTATTATAATATATTTTAAATTGACTCTGAAAATATATTCAAAATAAACTACAATCAATTTTTTATTATGATATATTTTAAATTGACTCTGAAAATATATTCAAAATAAACTACAATCAATTTTTTATAAAACATTCATGTTGCTATTGATGTTTATAATCTTGTTTGAATCAATTTAAATTTTTATATATAACAAAAAAATGGGAAATTACACTTATGACTATGTAACTGATTGATTGTATACTCAATGATTCTCTTTTTTTAATGATAATAGTTTCTGATTCATCTGAAAAATCAATAGACCAACACATATAATTAAATTTTTTAAGATAACCAGGACTGCCTGATACTGTTTCCATGTGCATATTGTTCTCATTGCCATGATAAAAATATACATCTTCGTATAAGTTCGTTATACCAAAAAGTGTACTAGAAAATCTATGAACTTTAGTTACAAAACATTTTGAATAGTGACCTTTTGATATATTAATGAGTCTTAGATCACTACCAACAGATGATAGTGTTATTGCAATCAATAATACTAAGAATCCAATAGATATCAATGTACTTGATTTCATTTTACTATAAATTTATTTAATGTTAAAGTTTGATATTTTAACATTGTTATAAATAATTATTTTTCAATTTTTAATAAATAAATAAAATTGGCTAGATCGTGGTATATTCATGTTTATTCTTATTTTTATTTTTCCATATGAACCAACATATGTATATGCCGAGACAAAATCCAATGCATATCGAAAAACATGTAGCTATTATAAAATTATTTTTATAATCACTGATCATTCCTTTTTCACACTCGTAGAGTCCAATGTTATTATTATCAATATACAGATCGGTATCATTATCGTAACATGTATATATTCCGTTTTTAATATAATCCAGTGAATTCAATACATAATAATGTGTTGGATTTGTTACAACAGTGCTAAATATTGGAATTACAGTAATTGTCATCATACATATATTATTCAAAGTAGAATCATTACAAAAACAGACAGAATTATTTATTGAGTTATTCGTATACCAATATGATGCAGTTTTATAGTTACAAAATTCTTCATTATATGTATTTGTTACATTATCATGTATGCATATAGGATTACTACACATAATATTACTTTTACACAAGTGTTGACCAGGTTCGTAACCATAGTAATCAATGCAATTATTGACTGTTTCGTTAGCATTATATGTTTTGCAATTCATATCGTACTTGTTCCAATTGGTTGATGTGGTTATTACAGAACATTCCCACGAATCCCCTTTGACAGGTGTAGGCAGTTCATTTTTTAATGATTCTCCCTTATTCCGTTCGTCAACAGCTAAACACGCCAGTAATATAACGATAAGAGATAGGGCAATAATAATAAGGACCGAAATTATTGATTTAGTACCTCCCATTTTATGAGAGTTATTTAAAATAATATTTATCCTATGTCAATGACATAATTCGAATAAAAAATAATTAGGAAGATCAATCATAATAAATTATCAATTTTTTATTTATGATAAACACTTATAAAAATTGACCATAATAATTTGTGACAATATCGTCTATATTGTTGTACATGGTATAAAATTTATTATTCTCCATTTGAGTTTTCCTCTTACTGAATTTATCATAAACCATACTTCTCACACAATAATTCCTCATTTTATCATCTGACAAATCTAATACTTTGTTTGGTTCTATCATTTTTATTTTATTTGATTTTATCAATTCTACCATTTTGTTTACGATATTATTATTTTCTGATTCAAAATTTTTCTCGATATTGTTTAAAAATTTCATAAATCCACCCTCTTCATGAATAAGAGTTTTCATTATATCAATCATAATATAATTACTTGTAATCATTTGAATTCCAACAGATAGTTTGCCGGTAACAAAATTTATTACTGCTTGTATTTCATTAATTAATTCGTTCGCATCATTTTTGTGTATTATTGGTACAAATATTTCTTTCACATATTTTTTATCATAATTTTTTGTATAATTTCTCCAAAAAATATTCTCATATATTTTCCCACATAACTCTTTTATTTGAATACTATCAATTGTTGAACCGGTCGCCAGTATTTGCCCAAATAATACATCATTATCAAAAGGTCTTGATGTCATTATGCGATCATTATTTTCTAAAAGCCCTGCTATCATTTTTTTGATTCCTTTATGATACTTTTTTTCTTGGGCTATTTCACAACATGTTCTGAATACACTCAGATATGTTTTTATCATCTTCAAACTTACTATTTCGTCCGGCATAAAAATATGTCTCGTCATTTCAGCCAGCATATAAAACATGAAATTTAAGTGACTATCTATGTAGCCAAATGGATTATTGACAAGTACTATTCCCAATACATATTCAAGATGTATACGTGCTAATTTCCAATGATTTTTATTTATATATATTGGAATTATAGCATTACCATCACCTATACCCACATTATTACCCCCGCCAATGATGTCAACAACATTATCAACATTATCTATCACATTTTTTTCGAAATTTATTAAAATACATTCAATAAAATCTTTTGTTGGCATAAATGTTACAGTGAAATTCTCAATTGTTGGTTTTATTCCATTCGCTCCTATTTTACTTAGATCATTTGTTTTTGTGCGAATCATAAGACCCATGGATCCACCATTACTTAATTCATCCCTCCAATTCGTTAGTGTTAATGGTGACGCAAAAAAATCATCAATATTTGAATCAGTATCTTGATCATTATCGTCATTATTTATTTCTGAAATTGATTTTAGTACTTCATCATAAATTTTGTTCAATTTAGTATCCACAATATTTTTAAATAATGTTATATTTGTTACAATAGTTTCATTGACTTTATCCATTACATCTTTATTTACAATATGCAATTGTGACATCTCAGCAAATTTATTTAATATTTCAGAAAATCCACTTCTATCATCACATGTATAAAAATTTTTATTTTTAATCATACTATTCGTTACATTATTTTGTATAATACGTATCTTATCCGTAATGTTTCTTGTTGTATTAAATTTTTTTATATGGTTTAATAAAGTATTTACATCTATGTTGTATTTTTTTCTGATATCATTAATTTTATTATCATTTAGTTCAAATGATATCCTTTTTGTTAATATTTCACAATATAATACGGCGTCTGTCTTATCATTTGATTTATCTAGATTGCTAACATTACAATTAACAGTTTCCAATAAATTATTATCTTTATCTAGAATTTTAATTATAATTTCATTTGGATATTCAGATCTGTTTTCATCTGTGACACACGATAAGAAATAAAATTTTTCAGGTACTCTTGAAAATTCTATACTATCACTCATTAGATACCCATTAATAATATTTGGTCCATGTTCAATATTCACAATAAAATTTGTCGGAACTAACTTTAAAAAATGACAATAAATACTGTTTTCAACAGAATAAACATCATCGCTATTAATTTGTATTGTTGTGATTGGCAACGGATTATTAATATATTGCGATGTATTAAAAAATCCGATAGTAGATTTTTCTAATATTTCGTGAATAATATTATTATATATCTCATTATTCTGTATATATGAATAATTCGACAATAGTATCATATCACATAATTTAATTTCATTTAATTTTTTTGATGAATCAATTAAATTATTACATAATATCATCATTTCGATTAATTTTGTATCTCTTTCTTGTCGATCAAATACATTTGCTATTTTAATTGAATCAATAACATTCTTCATTTTATCAGTAATTTCATCGGTATTATTGTTTGTGATGGAAAAATTTATTATTTTTGGATACGACAATAGTATGTTGATTTTTTTATAATTTTCTAACTGGTTAATTACATTTACTATGTGTGGTAAATATTTTGCAATGTTTGAGGTTTTCCTATCAAACGAATAATTATGTAAACATATAAATAGACCTCTATCATCAAAATTTGAGTTTACATAATTATTTAAACTTGCTGGCAAATCTATTTTAATACCGTTTAATGTGAATCCGTCTTTACTATACAACTCAGTCGTCATCATTAAAAGACTACTAAAATATTATTAATAAATAAATTATTTTAACATTTATTGGGTTATATTATTATTGTTCAATTTTTATGTATCATAAAAATTAATAAAATAAATAAAAATAATGCGTTTTAATATCCACAGTAATAACTTTCATGTTTGTTATCATACATATCTTCAACATCACCTTCGTCACCAGAAGAATAATATCTACTACGATACTGTCTTTTTTCAAATGGAATTGATCTGTATAAATCATTTTGTTTTTCAGAATATAAATCTTCTTCATATGATTGATATAAGTCTTCTTTTTGATTTCCTAAATAATCATATGGGGGAGGTGCTAAATCATCATCCATTATTGTTTTGAGTTTGTCTTGATTGTCATCTTTGTACAAATCATTATCCAGGTTTTGATCATTATTTTGATCATTATTTTGATCATTATTTTGATCATGATTTTGATCATTATTTTGATCATGATTTTGATCTGATTCTGATTCTGATTCTGAATTAGGATTTGTATCTACATCTGAATCTGTGTATGTCTCCATTTCATTATCAGATTCTTCAACAACATAGTCTTTGGAAGAAATAGCTCTATTCAAACAAATTATTGATCTATTGTGCATTTTATGTACTTCTTCATCATCAGATAATACATCTTTTTCTTCTTTACCTTCAATATCACTATCGAATAAATCTATAACACTTTTATCATCATCTGAATCTTCGTAACTTTCTTGATGATCTACTCTATTTCCATTCGTACTATGAGGATCATCATCACCAAATAAATATGCGACTGCATTCGTTCTCTCATCATCAGAATCATATCCATTTTGATGCCTAATTGATGGCGGAGGAGGTGGTAATGGTCTAGAATTTGTTTGTGTTTGATACTGTGACTGTGACTGTGTTGTTTGAATTGATGAATTTTTATCGACCGATGCTATTGTATCTATTAGAACTTCTGGGTCACCTCTGATTCTGTAAAATGCCTCAAACACTTTTGTCAATAATTTATATTCATCTGTATCTTTTGTATCTGCCTTTCCGTTTGTTAAACGAGCTCTCAACTGTACAATTTCTCGCACATAATTTAAAAGATCTGGATATGCTTGTTGTGATGTACTTGATACATTAGTCGCATTAGGTTGATTTTCGGGCATATCAATATCAATATTAATATTAATTAACTAATAGTATTACAAACAAATAAATATGCAAATATCTTATTTAGATTTTAAAATTATCAATTTTTTATCATATTTCATCGGCATCTTCGTATCCAAATTTTTTGGATTAGATATACCTATAGAATTTGTTACTTTTTTTCGTCTTGTATAGTTAAAAAACATAGAACTTCCCGGAGTATCTAATTCACACGAACTATCTAAATTGTCAGATTTTTTGGAGTTGATGTAATTAGTTGGAGTTAAATTAATTAAATTACTTGAATTGGCAAAATTAGATGTATTTATTTCATTAATCATAGTGTCATCTTCAATTTCTTTACATAGAAATTTTTTATCGCACAAATTTTTAATCGACCTTTTCATTTCAGGTTCATCATCTTCATTTGTGGTAAGTAAATTAATTCTGAACATATTTTTAATCAATGCATCTAATTATAAAACATATATATTTTGTATAAAAAAAAATCAAATTTTTATTTCATTTGGGATCAGTTATTTTTTATTATCAACCTTTTTGACAATTTTTTTAACTACTTTTTTGGTAGATGTTTCTGTTTCTTGGTTAGATTCAACTACTGGAACTTGTTCTTGTTGGGTCGAAACCTCAACTTTAGTGGGTTCGACTGGATCTGTCTTTTTATTTACGACTTTTTTAACAGTTTTTACAACAGGTTTTACTTCTTCTTTAACTTCAACTTTAGCTTCAACTTTGGCTTCAACTTTGGCCTCAACTTTAGATTCTGATTTTGTTTCAGCTTCTGATTGTTGCACTGATGTTTTTTTGACGGGTACTTTAACAATCGTTTTTTTGACGGTTTTGACTTCTTTTACAGGTTCTAGTTCTTGTTCATCTGTTACAACTTCGACATCATCGGTTAGATCCACTTCATCATCATTATCATTTTCTACAGCATTTCTCTTATTAATTTCTTCTTGTAATTTAACGTCTCCTGTCAGATTCATCGATTCTTTTGCACCACGTAATTGATGAAATTTATTTTGGGTTGAAGCCAGTTTATTAACAACTGTTTGTCTGTGTACATCGAGTTCAGAAATTAAATCAGCAGTCCTAATGAATACATCATATACCTTCTCAAAATGATATTTACATTTATCTAATGTCAAATCTTCAACATTGAATGGTTCAAAACCAAGATTCAATAGTTCCACAAAATTATTTTTGTTTTGTGCAACCTGATTATTTTGAACATTTTGGACTGGTTGGCTGTTATTTTCGTTGGTGTTTTCATCATTGACAACCGAATTTTCTGGTTTGTTCAGATTTTTTTTAACTGCTACTTTTGGAGCCATCTATTAATTTGTTGGTTATTAGTATTTGTATATATTTATATGTTTATATGTTTTTATATCAAAGTATTTATGCATATCATTTTAAATTCAACTTTTTTAAAATGTATACAAATATATATACATAATTATATACGACAAATACAAAAATAATTATAAAATGATGGAGTATAAATATCCGCCAATATATAAATATATAGCAACTTTTGTTATAATTTTCTTATTTTTACAATTCTATAAACAAATACCATGTGATACATTTTTATTGTTTACTTTATTGATTACTCTATTATTTATAGCGCTAGATTACATGATGATATATGATTCACCCCCTTTACTCGACATAAATACATATCCTAAAAAAGATGACAGTAATAGTTCAGATATTGTCCCCAATATAAACAACGAAAATAAATATAACCATAAAAAATACGATAAAAAAAATTATGGGACTTATATTGACGCAATTATCGGAAGAAATAATTTAAATAATATAAATAGCTACAAAAAACGTTTACAAGTTGATGAATCAACAGAGTAATTATTATCAGTTCAAACTGATTATTACGAGTCAATACTTATAATAATTTATGTAAAGACAATAACAATATATTAAATGTTTTATAAAAATAATGTACATAAAACACCAATTGTGCCAGCTACGACGAATAAATGAAATGTTTCATGATTGCTCCATATATGATGTGGTTTATAATTATCATCTAAAGAATAACAGTAATATAATTGTCCTATAATATAAATTCCCAATATTATGCCTTGCATTACAAATGAATAATAATTTTTATTTGTAACTGCATCTATAATAACAATTGTTGTACATAAAGCCATAGATGTTACATAATGTAATATATGTTTTCTTGATATGAAATAATCGTGGTTTGTTTCTTTGTAACATGATAAACATCTTTTTACATCAAGTAAATAGTTCGCCATATAGATTCCAACAGCTATATAACAACAAATGTTATTTGTAATTAAACCGACACATGCAGCAAAAATATGATGATGAATTGCTATGTGGTCAGCTATTCTTGTCAATAGTTCATATTTATATTGTAATCTAATGCAATGATATATAGAACTACATATATAACTCGATAATATCATCATATATGCAGCAAATTTAAGTAATGTGGTCATGTAATATACGTATGGAATAAAATATAGCATTGTTACTGTGAAAAGACAATGTAAAATACCTCTTAATAACGGCGTATCTGATCCCTCAATGTATTTAGATCTATAGAATTTATCCATTCTTTACTATAATAAATATAAATATATTAAATAATTACAATAAAACGGCCATAATTAATATAAAATTAACTTGGGTCTGTATCCTGCTACATATCCTCGCCAATCTATGTCATCAATCGTTCCCTCTAATGAATGACATATATCAATTTGTTTATCCCACGGTAGATTTGTATTCATTGGTATTTTTTCTATATTAAATTTATTTTCTCCTGTACGCTGTTCTTCTGATTTAAGTCTATTTATTTTCCTTTTTTTATATTGAACATAAAAATCATCAATATATTTGGTTGGTACACGATTAATTAAGGCATTTATTGCACCATTTTCGATATCTTTTGAGTTTATATCCGGAATAGGACTGGGAATTGTTCCAATTATTGGTATTGTTGAAAGTTTCCTTATATTTTTATCAGGTAATGGTAAAATCTCAACTAATGTTTTTTGTGTTTTTGGTATTCCTTTCTGATCATCAAAGTAGTCTGCATTTGTATTAACATTACTTGTACCACGAGTAACTATTGTATACATACATAAACCAATTATTACTACTACACATAAAAATATCATTACATATACGATTGCTGACTCAAATTCTATAAAACCATTATTATAGTAAGGATTAAAAAATCGTGGATCATTTAAATTATTTATATTATTCGTCATATTATTTACTATATAATTATACATACATATTTTTCCATGCATCTGATTCCTTTATTGTTTTTCTATATTTGACAAATTCATTGAATCCTATTACAATATCACTAATGGTAAGTTTTTTTCTACTTCTAGGATGAAGACCAAACACACGTCTAGAATGTGTAAATTTGCACAGTGTAAATAAATTTTCTATATCTCCTCCAAAATGCGGTAAATCGTCCTTTTTATCTTTAAAGAAATTAACTAAGAAGTTTTTATCTCTTTTATATTCCTCTAATTTATATTCTTCCTCCTTAAAATTAATTGGTATTTTTTCATTCGATTCAATTGGATCAATAATTAATTTCCATCCATTGTCATTTACCTTTTTAACAAATATTTCACTTAATTCTTCCGATGTGTATCCATTTATGCTATATTTAAATGGAAATCTTCTTTTAAGACCTGGATTATACGAAAAAAAACTTTTTTCTAGTTCTTGTTCATATCCTGCTATTATAACTATTAATTTCTTCTTTTTTTCTGTTAAATTTTGATTTAATGTATCTATACATTCCTTTGAATATGAATCTCTTTTGTCATCGGCTCCTAAACTATAAGCTTCGTCGATAAATAAAATTCCACCGTCTGCTTCATCAATAACTCTTTGTGTTTTGTGCGCCGTGTGCCCTAAATATTCACCGATTAAATCTGTTCTTTTAACAAGAGTAAATTTATTTGTTGGTATTACCCCAAGTGCACAATATATTTCTCCTAAAATTTTACCACACTCTGTTTTACCTACACCTGGTGGTCCAGTTATTACTGTATGAAGCATGTTATCATTTTTCTTCTCAAAATTCTGCAAATAGTATATTATCATATTCAACACAGAATCTTTAATCTCTGTCAATCCAATAAGCTGTTTAAGTTTATTTAGTGGATTAACCAATCTATTCAATGTTTCCACATTTATTGGATACTTTTTTTTCTCTTCTTCTGTTTTTTCATTTAGTTTTTTCCCTAGTTCTATAAGATCATCAATTGTATTAATTGGTGTCGTGAATTCTACATATGTATCAGTCGATTCGTCATCAAAAGATAAATCATCGATTTCCTCATGATTGGGATCAAATGATTCATTTAATGTATTGCTTTCTGATGATTTTAATATATTTGCTTTTGTTTTAGCTTCTTTCATTTGACTTCCTAAAAGAATCATTCCCAACATTGCTGCAAAGGGATCAATTTCATTTTTGTCCCTTTTTTCAGATTTACTTTCGGTACTTTTATTATCTTTCGAATTACTTTGACTATTTTGACTATTTTGACTATTTTGACTATTTTGACTATTTTGACTATTTTGACTATTTTGACTATTTTGACTGTTTGTATCTATCACATCAATGATAATAAAACTATCCTGGGGTTTTTTATTAGCTTTATTTGTTTTGATTCCCTTACTTATTTTTTTATTTTTCTCTTCAAAAAGATCACCATCTATAAAAATATCATCAAACACATTATTATACACTTTATTTTTGTTAGTATTTAATCCATTTTTTTTTTTCAGATTTTGATTTTTTTTTTTTAGATTTTTTTTTTTATTTAATTTTTTTTTTAAGGTTTTAATTT